GGAGAAAGGCCGCCAAGGGACGTAAACGCTTGTCCAGCGCTCTTATTAGGATTAAGAACAGCGTAATGACGCAGGAAGAGAATACCACGTTTCGTAACTCTCCCGCCAACTATATCCGTATGGAATTGATCCGCTTCATGAATATCACGGACTTCCATGCCGTGATGCTCCTTAAGCCAGATATTGAATTTATAATAAGAAAAATTGGATAGCCAGAAGGGGTCATTCCACGAGGATAAAATATGATCATCACCATAGACTACGTATATTACCGCGATGTGTAGGCTCTTCCATGCTCGTTTTTGATCCTTAGGAGGCATTCGTATGATCTGAGAGACGCAGAACCAGCACCACAAAAAAAGGTTAATCCATGATCCTCCGTGTGAAGTCTGGTACATACCTGAGGGAAGTTCACCATTGATCCTCACCCATATATCGTAGAAGAGGTGCTGAACACGATCAAAGCAGTTTTCCGCCAGCGTGCGGGCGATAGCTGCCATAGCATCGTACAAATCTGGATCCTTAGAGCGATCGTAGTATGCCATCGCCTCTCGCATGTATATCTCAAGTAATAGTCGGCGGAGAGAGTGGTCCCACTTGGTGAAGTCGCCGTCAAAGTACTTGCGGTCAACACCATCAGGGTTTAGCGTCTTAAAGAGATCGTCCATTCCGCCCCACACCCATTTTTGGCCTATACGGATACGTCTCTTCTCAAATGCCATCTTTACGGTCGACAGCATACGCTCAGCAAGAATGTATATCATATTTGGGATGATGAAGGTACGACACTTCGCCAGCAACTTTGCCCATTTAGCATCGTTCTTTCTATCCTGCTGCGTCGTCAAAAGAATTTCATACTTAAGCGAGTTGGAGAATGTAAGGAGAGGCGGGACCCCCGTCTCTATCCACTTCTGGAACGCACGAACACTTGCGCCGTAATTTTCTCTCTTCTTCCCGCACGGGTCTACGGTAATAACATCGTGGCCATTCTTATACATCATCTTCTTGCCGGGATTTAGACCTGAGCCAGTATGCAAGGGCATAATGTCTACCTCATCGACAAGATTTATCTCGGGCCGAACCGAACCAAGCAGGTGAGAGGTCCCCAATGACTGATACAGTAATCGCTTGGCCATCGGAATAAGCTCGAGTATCTGTTGAGTACACTTAGGAACCTTCTGGTCTCGATCCATCACGCGAACTGCGTTGACCATTTTCGCATCAATGTCATGGGTAGAAGAGACGGCTATAGGACGTCCCTTGTATGTTGACAGAGACATCTTAAACGGACTTAGCGCATTCCAGGCTAAAAAGGCCAATGGTGGGACAGTATACCCACCCGGGACAGGAAAATTGTCGAGCTCCATTTCATAGTTGTAGAATTGACGCCATGCGCTCGACGCCATTATTCCGACTCGTTGAAGCGCCCACTGATCGAGCGCAATCATAAGCTCACCAATATCCGGATGAATAGAGATGGGTGCTGTCGACGGAATATACGAGTGACTTAATGGCAGCTCCATTTCTACCATATTATGAGAGTTACGAATGATTTGACGGATTTCGTCGACGGGCGATGCTGATGGGACCTTAAGTACTCGACCGTCGGAAATATAATAGTGGAGATTGATCTGCTGAAGCATATTAGCAACCTGAGCCTCGCGCTCTTGGCGGATCCCACATATGTACCTTGGCGCTATGTGCACCTGACCCCGAGTTACGTCACTCGTCGGCAGTCCTTTTAGGACGTAATCACAATCACACATCTTGTGCGGACAGTTAGGCTGGTCTACACCGTTGACCGTGTAGTGTTCTGAAAAGTATTTTCTATACATACGATTTCTAAAAAAAATTTTACCTGTTACTTCGTTCTTTCGCG